TGCTACTCCTATTCCTGTTTGAGCTGTGGCTGCTTTACCGCTAGCTGTGGTGAGCCCGGTAACAGATGTTGTCGTTCCAACTGCTGTTATTCCAGCATCTTCAATCATTTTTTCAGTTATGGCACCAACACTCTTTGCCTTATCTAGCTGACCAGTTATCGATAGATTTATGAGGTTCTGCATCTTCAGCTGATTGCTCAGCTGCGCGTTGATAGCCTCTAGATTCCTACCTATCTCTCTTGTGAGATCAGCCTGGGTTTTTGTCGGATCTTTGGGTGCCATAGATCGTTATCCTTCATAACATACATATTAGGAACATGAGAGTCACCTAGAACTTCTTTTCCCTAGATGCTAATCTCTCCATGGACTCTCCCATAGGGAGATCCTGTGTAAATGATGACCTGCTTGATCTTTCGCTTGAAGCCTTCTTTCTAGCCTCTGCCTGATTATTGAACTCTTTAGTGAGCCTATCAAGAAACCACCTCCTATATGTCACAGGAAGCATTCGAACGTCAGAATAGCTCATATTGAGGTGATATTGAAGAAGAAACGCCTCCTCGAGGAACGACTCTCTCCAATTACTCATCAGGCCAAAAAAAATTGCCTCCAATAGGAAGTGAAACTCTCGATGACTCAGAACAGTTTGGACACTTCATCCACACTGACATGTCAATTCCAGGCTCATTCTTCTGGATGTAGGTCCGTAGTGACCTTGAGTCCCTAGCAGGCATATTCTTAACGAAGTTATTTACCTTATTTCTATCAGAGACTCCATCGACAGAGATGATTATCTGTTCAAGCTTTGACGTCACGGCACCATCGACCTTCATGTGTGGCATCATCTTCTTCTTTCTCTCCATCACTAGAGACCTTTCCTCCTCATCTGCGCCTGTTAGAAATTTAAACTCAACAGTCTTCTTTGTGATAGGAAGCGTAAATGAGAATAGATTCTCTCCCGGCCTGACTGGATTAATCTCTAGTCTCTTAATCTCTAGATCTGTGAGACTATAATCTTGTTTACTTTTCTCATCACACTCTGGGCACGCAGACTCAGCAGAATACATGCTACCATATCCTGTGATCCTAACTGAGACCATTAAAGCATTTCTATCTCCAAGTAACATATCCCTCACATTTACTGACTTGTCAATTAGACATGACTGGATTAGGTGTGTTATCACAGTTCCTTGAAGTAATAGGGCCCGTGAGGCGAGGATGTCCTCCTCTTGCGCTGTCATAGCCTTGATCTCTAATGTCTTCTTCCCGTATAGTGAGCTGTTGGATGGATAAACCATTCCTTCCGATGGGATGGGAACTATCTCAACTGGGACCTCCCAGTTAAAAGTCTCCTTCATCACATTTTCCATTGGGACATTGCTAGACACTATATCTCCTAATTGCTATTCATATAATCATGATATAAAATGACGTAGAAGTAAAATAAAAAGGGCCCGAATTAACCAGGCCCTTTTAAATTATCTAAGATGTTAAGGACAGATTAGAACTGTAGGACTGCGTTATCATAACGTAGTGTAAGGGAGATCTCAACAGGAGTCTCCTCATTTCCATAATCTAATGCGTTAAAGTTGGCGTCAGTTATAAATGCTCCCTTTATGTCCCAAAGCTCAACAACAGTTCCAATTGGGTCGAGAAGCTTACACTGGATGTCTCTCTTGTAGAAATCAGCGTAACCAGCTCTTCCTGACACAGACTCGTATGCGGTTCTAATCCACTCCATTACCTGCTGAGCACCAGATGGTGCGATGGGATCGTAGAGTGTGAGGCCTAACGTTGAAAACTCCATCTTGCCCGCCAGATATCTCTTAGCATTGATGAAATTTAGGGTCGACACCTGAAATGTCATCTGTGGTCTATTTGTCGTCTTCATTAGGAATGCGTCAATTCCCTCTATCGCAAAGATCCACCGAAATTGCCTTTTCGGTTCGAACTTATTGGGAAGCATGTCGGTGACGGAAAGTGTTTCAGCCATTTATTTTTCTCCTAAAGATAACTATTCAGCTATAAGTATTGTGTTACAATATTTTTTATGCATTCTCAAATGCATCTCCAGCATTTGTTAAAACGAAGTCTAGAGCAACAAACTCTGCTGTTCTAGTGGGTTGCAAGAAGATCTTTCCACGAAGTGTGTTATTCTCAATATCTGCCTGCGTTGTGGTTGTCGCGTCTATGACGACCTTAAATCTATCTACACCGCTCTTCTCTTGAACGCTTTGAAGAATGGGCTGTACAAGTGCACTGAATTTATCCAGTGTCTCCTGCCTATTGGGTTCGAATAGCATGAGATTTGCAACGTTTCTAACCTTTCTTCTTATATCGATGAGAAGCCTTCTAACGTTCACCCTATCAAGAGCAGAAGCAGCAGCAAGAAGTGTCTTTTGTCCAAATACCATTACTCCTGTATTTGGAAACGACGTAAGCGGGTTGATATCTGCATCATAGATATCATCCATGTTAGCTTTGTTAAGCGGAACGTCTGCAAAGAGAACGTCATTTAGCGCGCCACGCGTGAATCCAGCGGGAGCGAACCATGGATATCCAACAGCATCGTTTAATGCCATAGCTCCCATAACTGCAACTGAGGGTGGGCACTGTACGTTTGTAAACGTTGTCGGATCTGTCATGATGACATCTGGAAAATATGAAGCTGCGAAAGATGTGTCAAGAGCTCTTGACTTAAACGCCTCAACAGTATTTGCAACATTGGCAAATGATCCTACAGATGACGTGATAACAGAATTCATCTCATCACGCTCCTCTATATCCATCACGTACATAGCATCAAATCTGCTTTCAACAGTGTCTACAGCGTAGTTAGATATAGATGAGTGGCGCATTCCTGGAATTGACAATAGCTTGATGTCAACATCAGACTTAGTCCCCATTATATCCAAAGCCTTTCTATATGCTGAAATTGTGGAGCCATCAGTTCCTCCTTGCGCCGTTGAATCATCCATTTCTCGTTTTGCCGATGCATTAAGAAGCTTATGTGCATCCTTATCGAATATGTTCAATCCATCGAAGCCGCCCTGGAGAGGGAAAGTATACTTAGCAAACGTTCTGTTTCCCTGAATAGAGAGATCAGACGCTTTAAATGCTCTTGTCTTGTTTGTATGATTAGCAGTTATGTTTCCATTTCTAGTATATGAAGCGCTTACCCACTCATTGGAATCAGCCTTCTCATCAGATCCAGTTCTAACAGTTAGCCTCTCTAAGGAGAAGATATTATTATTAAATTTATCACAATCTAGCACTGTTCCGCTGGAATCAGCAACTCCTGGATTGTTTCCAACTAGGAAATCTCTATTTGATCCTCCGTAGCTAGGGAAGAACTTAGTTAGCTGCGGTAGCGTTTCATTTCTAAGAGAATTGATATTTCTATTAGAAACATTCACTGTGTGCATAAACTTAGCACCCCAATACCACGTAGGATCTTCTCGTTTATTGGGAGATGTACCTACAGCGACATTTAACCTTAGCGGAAGAGGAGGCTGAACTGCTCTCTTTAGTGTTCCTGAGACATTTGCTGCAAATACATCATCATCTACACCAGAGCCAGAAACGCCTGTTAATGGTCCGCTACCAGATGTTACCAGGTGATCAATTCCTCTAAATCCAAAGGGAAGAGCATCCTTGGGAACCTGGGACTTCTTTAGTGTTGAGCTTTGCTCAACTCTTATGTAGTTAGATCTAACAGGATGAGACCCAGCCACGACTAGCTTTTGTGATGATGATGCCTGATCAAAGTCAAAATATGAGTACATGTCTCCAATTGCTCTAGCTATAAACTTGTCGCTACTTGGATCAAGATTTACTCCCCTATATGCCTCTAGAACCTTCTTCTCAAGATCTGTGTCATCAAATTTTCTAACTACTAGATCAAATGATCCGTACTTGTAGGTGTCAGATGTTGACGGTTTTATGTTCTCAACTGATATCTTTATATGTGTATTACTATACGCACCGTCTCCAATCGCGTGAATTCTCACTATGTCATATTTAGCCCCACCAAATGTCTGCGATATGATATAATGTTACTTA